GTGGCATGATGGTATTAGAATGGGACAAAGAACCCATGTATTTTGGTTGGCCTAATGCCCCTAAGTATCGTGTATATAATTTAAGTGATGTATTGGATGATCCAAGTGGCTTGTTATTGTCTGATAGTTATGTTAGAATCAATCTAGATATTGATATCTCGTTTGAAGAGGCAAGTTTCATTCGTGAAAAACTCATGCCAGAACATCATCTTAGAGAACTTACATTGATTCCTATCAAACGAGATTTCACAGACAATAATCCAGATAATTCAGATACTCAATTTGAAAGCGTGGATACAATTATTCAAACACAAATTGAAAGTTTGGAACAAGGAACATTTGACAAGAAGTTATTGTTGGATATTTATAGGAACATATGATTACACTTGGTATTTTAACTCTTAAGAACTTTCTATCTATTGGCGCTGTTAGTCAAACAGTCGATTTCAACAATCAAGACCTAACGTTAATTCTAGGTGAAAATCTAGATTTAGGTGGTGATGGGGCTAAAAATGGTACCGGTAAAACTAGTATTTTGCAAGGATTATCTTATGCTCTTTTTGGTGGTGGTATCAACAACATCAAAAAAGACAATCTTATAAATAGAACCAATGGTAAAGCCATGGTTGTAACACTATCATTCTCAGTAGATGATATTGAATACCGAATTGAACGTGGACGTAAACCTACATTTTTGAAATTTTATGTAAATGATCAAGAAATGGCTAGTGAAGAGACCAATGACAGTCAAGGTGACAGTCGTGAAACTCAGGACGCTATTGAAAAGGTCTTACACATGAGTAGTGATATGTTCAGACACATTGTTGGTCTGAATACTTACAACGAACCATTTCTATCACTTAAAGCCAATGATCAACGTGTTATCATTGAACAGTTATTGGGTGTTACTATCTTATCTGAAAAAGCTGATGCCATTAAGATACTGAACAAACAGACCAAAGATGATATTCAACAGGAAGAGTATCGTATACGTGCGCTTGAAGAAGCCAATAAACGTATTGGTGAACAGATTGAGAATCTCAAACGTCGTCAACGTTTATGGAAAACAAAACATGATGAAGATTTAACTAAACTAGTTAACGAATATGATGAGTTGAGTAAGATTGACATTAATCTAGAACTCAAGTCACACAAAGACCTATCCATTTATAATGATTGTCTAGAAAAGAAAAATCGTTATGATAGTTTAGTCGCTAGACAAACAAGTTGGAAACAATCACGATCCAATGATATCAAATCATTGAGTGAAAAACTTGAGAAACTCAATTCAATTAATATTGATGCTGAATTGCAGGCTCATAAAGACTTAGCCGTATACAATCAACAAGTTGTTGATCAGAATACTATAAAAAAAGATATTGTTAGAGTTAAACTTGAACTAGATAAAGAAACCAAAAACTCTGAGAAGATAGAAAATGAAATAAAAACTCTAAAAGAAAACAAATGTTATGCATGTGGACAAGATTTTCATGATCATAATCATGAATCAGTCTTAAAATTAAAGAATGAATCATTGGATTTATCGTTAGTCAGAATATTTGATCTTAACAGTCAACTTGAATTACTTAATGATTCGGTGATTGTTATAAATATTACGCCAGTAACACATTATAAGAATGAAAGTGATGCCATTAAACATGGTTATACTGTATTGAATTTACAAATAGAAATTGAGAACAAACGTCAGGAACAAGACCCATACGATCTACAGATAATTGATATTAGTGCTGACGAGATTGTATGTGGTGAGTTACCTGTAACTCATTATGATACAGAAGATCAGGCAATTAAACATTCATCTAGAGTTAGTTCATTATTGGATCAAATTGCCAATAAACATGATGAAACTGATCCATATATAGATCAAATCGCCGAAATGGAACGTGAAGCCATTCAAACTGTATCATTTGATCATATCAATCAACTAACAAGAGTCATGCAACATCAAGAATACTTGTTAGATTTGTTGACAAACAAAAAATCTTTCGTTCGTAAAAAGATTATTGAACAAAATTTAACTTATTTGAACAGTCGTCTGTCTTTCTATTTGGATGCCATGGGGTTACCACACACAGTTGTATTTCAGAATGATTTAACAGTTGAAATCACTGAGCTAGGTCGTGAGCTAGACTTTGATAATCTAAGTCGTGGTGAGCGTAATAGACTGATCCTTGGGCTATCTTTTTCATTTAGAGATGTATATGAATCACTATATAGTCCTATCAATGTATTATTTGTTGATGAGTTGATTGATAATGGTTTAGATACTATTGGAGTTGAAAATAGTATTGCTCTACTAAAAGATATGTCACGTAGACGTAACAAATCAGTATGGCTTGTCTCACACAGAGATGAACTAACAAATCGTGTATCCAGTGTTCTAAAAGTTATTAAAGAGGGCGGATTCACATCATATGAAACTACCATGGAGACTCAGGTATGAAAATAAATTATGAAAAAATTAAAATAAGTAAGTTATCACGAAATTTATATGTTATAAATTTTAATACTGATAATGAATTAATCGTCAACATTGTTCATGTTGGACCAAATTGGAAAGATATTGAATCATGGTTGACTGATCATAATTGTACGGCAGAACACCAAACTGATTTTGTATCACGTTGGTTATTTCCCAATGTAGAAGTCAAAGATCAGTTTATAACTGACTGGACATAAAATTTTTAAATTTAACAATCAAGAGATAAGTATTACCATGCCAAGTAAAAGTAAAAACAAAGGAAGTGGGTTTGAACGTGAAGTTTCCAAATTTCTATCAGAGTTATATGGAGAAAATTTCATGAGAGCACCTGGTTCTGGTGCTTATACTGGTGGTACTAATAGTCATCGTAAACAAATATTACATGAGGGACAAATTAGAAACTTTAAAGGGGATATTATTCCTGGTCAAAGTTTTCCATTGTTTAATTGTGAATGTAAGTTTTATGCTGATTTTCAATTTCATCAACTATTTGACGAATCTAAGCAATTGGAAACGTGGATAGATCAATTGATGACCGCTAGTGATCCTGGTGACTTCAATATCTTATTAATGAAGTTTAATCGTAAAGGTCGCTATGTAGCAGTACAAGTCAAGACATCTATTCTACATCATCAGCAACAACAAACTGGTTTGTGGATGGATCTCAATCATGTAACTTATTCAACTAGAGTACATGGTGCTTGGAATATATACTCGTTTGAACCATTTTTTCAGAGATATGGATCATTGGTCAAACTACTCTCATCTAATCAACAATCTACAAAATACTCAACTGACACCAAGTCTAACAACACTTTAAACACAATCTAAACTACACTAAACAGAGCAAGGCACATGAAACATCATGTAGCCCACAGGTCAAACAATTACCTGTCTAATCTAACTAGAAACGTTACAGACAATCCGACCACTGTCTGTGGAGTAAGACCAAAGCGCGGACAATACTAAGCGCAACTAGTCTCTAAACGTAACCATCCTCTCGGAAGGAATTTTACTGCGTCAACAGATCAATGACAAATAGTTATGGGTTTTATCGGTGCTTCGGCGAACGTTCTTCCCCCAGAGAAAATATCTGGTTTAATAGAAGAAAAAGAGGGGGGTGATTGTACTTTATTCAGTGAGTTTAAACGTTTTTACTTATATGCATATCTAAGTAATGGGTTGTATCGCTACGCTCAACAACCCGTATTGTGTCACATCGCTCGTTATCACTCGCTTTTAGTGACACAAAACATCTTTTCACATATATAATCTCAAGATATAAAAATGCCAGTGTACCGATAGGTCACTGGCAGATGAACGTAGTTCATCTATTAATATTAGAAGAAAGGTAATTTGGTTTTCTTAGTAGTCTCCATATGTTCATCAATGATTTTATTAATATTGTCAATTTCTGCATGACTCATGTTCATTATGTCATTGAAATCAATTCCTCCTCTCATAAACCAAGCTAGTTTTTGAGCATTAAACGGAATATTCATTCTTTCTTTTTCCATGTCATCTGTCAGCTTCTTGATCTCATCCGGATTGAGATGAAGAAGCCTTATTCGAAAAAATCAGTGACGTTCAATACAATTTTTTGTTTGTATTCATGTGCACAGCTAGGACATTTAATATCAATAGGATCCAATTCATTTTGTTCACGTAATTGTATACTACGATCTTTAATGGCATTATTTGTATTTTTATCACAATTATTTAAAAACTCAATAATGTAATTTTTATCTGTTACTACTGATTCTGGTGTAGATATTGATTCAATAGTTGATGCAATAATACTAACAACTAAATCACCTAATCGTTTTAAAGTATTAGTCATAACTTGACTTTTTTGTTCATCATCTTGATAATCTTCAAGAGTGGCCAATGTTTTTTGAATATTAAACTGATCTAATCCATTTTGATTTGTTTCTATATATGTTAGTGGTCTGAATTTTATTACTAAATCTCTAACTTTCATAACAGAATCATAATCAACATTTTTCATATTAGCTAATATTGGCATTAAGTTAATATTGTATTCTGTTTCTTCACTACATGACGGACATTGTGATGAAATTGCCAGTGTTCCATCTCCGGCCGCGGCTTTAATAGCAATAATAGTAGCATCCAAATCAATATTATTTAATTTCCATGGATCAATAATATTTGGTACGCAACTTTTGATCAAATCAACAACTGCTGCACCGTTGAATAATCCGTCTGGAGTTCTAACGGTCATTTCATCTACGGCAGTCATTGGATAAACTGGCAATTCACCGTTTTCTGGAATATTGACAATTCCAGATGAATAAAATTTTCCCATACTAGGAAGTTTGAAATAGATACTTGGTCTACGAAAATACTGTTTTAATGGGTTTTGATCTGACATAATTGATTTCCTTGTAAGTGCTAAAAATAATAGGCTAAATAATAGTAAGTGGACTGTCTTCACTATTTAGTGAGAAAAAATGGCTGATAATAATTTAGGAACTTCGGATGAAATTAATGACCTTAATACAGGTTTCGGAAGTTTTGCGTCTCAATTATCTTTAGATGAAAAAAATCTGACTATTGCCGATTTGGCCAACAAAAAGTCAATCGAGTCATTAAAAAAACAACAGGCGATAAAAAAAGAAGCAATTGAATTGGCCGAATCGACGATTAAGGATATGTATCGTTTAACAGTCGGTCTAACATCTGCTAGTGGTAGTAAAGAGGGTTTTGATAGTATCAATCAAGCCATCATGCTTTCGGCAAAACTAATTAGTAGTGCAGCTCAACTAATTCCAATACCTTATGTAGGTGATATTATTGGAGGCGTAGTTGAGGGTGCATCCGAAATAACTAAGTTTATGATTGGTCAATTTTCAAAAGCGTATGGTAATTTTGAAAAGTTGGCTGATACTGGTGTAATATCAACGTTTGAAGATTTAAAAGTATCAGCTAACACTTTAGGCTTAACATTTTCTGATACTGATAAAGTATTATCAAAATATAGTAAAGAATTGGCAGTTTTTGGAGGTTCGGCAGGTGAGGGAAGAAAGCGTCTTCAGGATATAGCATTTGAAACTAAAACGGTAGCAGAATCATTTCAACAAATAGGAATTAGTGCTGCAGATTTTGCTGAAATGCAAATAAATTATATCACCAGACAGGAAAAATTATCATTAGGAACAAGAATAACAGATAAAGAACTTACTACTGGGTCTTTACAATATATAGAAAAACTTGATACCTTAAGTAAGATAACAGGTGTTACTAGAAAAGAACTTCAAGAACAAATGATGGATCAAACCAGAGATGCCAGATACATGGCTGGTATTGCTCCATTGGATGTAAAAATAAGAGGCAACATAGATATGTTGTTGCCTAGACTTAAAGCTCTTTCTCCGGCTTTTGGAGAAGGTATTCAAGATGCCATTGCCAGTGAAGCAACAGGAGTTAGTGAAAAAGAACAGGCTTCATTATATGCTCTTAGAGCTGGCGGAATGGATGTAGAGACCGAAATATCAAAATTAAGAGCTGGAGGAGACATAAATGCGTTTTATGCAAAAGTTACAGAATCACTTAAGCGTTATGAATCATCTACGAGAGATACAGTTAAATATATAGGCGATGGTAATATTGTTGGGGCATCATATATTGCGGCACAAAATTCTGTGTTTAAATCAGAGGCTGAACTTTTAAAAGATCAAGAAGAACTAAATGAAAAAAGAAAAAAAGATTTAGCAGAAACTGGTACCACTGATGCAAATTTAGCACGAACTAGAAGATCACTGTACGCAACATCTAGAAATATTGATCAATTATCTACTGGTAGTAAAACGATGACAACAGTAATGAATAAAGTTGCTGGTGGAATAGAATATTTAGTTGAGAAATTATATGGTTTAGTTGGTGATAAAGGAATTCCAGCTTTTTTGACAGCAAGAAAAGAAGAACGTATTGCAATTAATAAAAACTTAAAGTTTCAAGCAGACCTTACTAATGATTTAACAAAACAGGCCAAGTTTGAAAAAGAACTAGAAGAACTTAAGAAAAACCCTAATTCACCACAAAATAGAAAATTAATTTCTGATAAAGAAAGGGCCTTAAAAAATATTAAAGAACAGATACAGATTGATAGAGAAAACATAAAGATACAAGAAGAACTAATAAAAAATGCATCAAAAATAAGAGAGGAAGAAGATCAAAAAGCAGGATTTGGAAAAACAGTTGGTGCACCCCCATCATCTGGATCTGCTAATACTGCTGGAACATCATCTGGAACACCTAATGCTGCAGGAACATCAAGCACTCCGACCAGCGGAATGCCGTCTGGATCTCAATCAACTAGTGTAAGTCAAAATCAACAATTACTATTACAGGCAATGAATGATTTAGGAGTAACTGACACAAATACTCGCGCCGCTATGGCCGCAACCGCTGAAGGAGAATCTGGATTTAGATTACAATCTGAAATTTCCTATGAAAATACATCAAATGAAAATATTATAAAATCATTTGGTCAAGGATCAGCGTTTGCTAAAATGTCTTATGATCAACTTACTAAATTAAAAAAAGATCCAGCGCAATTCTTTGATTTTATATACGGCGGTAGATATGGAAATACTAGTCCAGGAGATGGATATAAATATCGTGGTCGTGGATTCATAGGAATAACTTTTAAAGATAATTATGCAAAATATGGAAAACTATTAGGAATTGATCTTGTCGGTAATCCTGATCTGGCTAATGATCCAAAAATTGCAGCTAAAATTGCCGTTATGATGATGAAAGATGGAATGGCAGCCAATAAAAGAGTATATGGAAACGCTGACACATATACTCAGGTTGCTCGTAGTATTGGAAATCCAAATAGTATTACTGAAGACAGAAAAAAAGACGCTTACATGAGAAATTTGCAAAGTGGACAATGGGGATCTGATAAAACTGCCGATTTATCTTTTATAAAAAATCAACCAGTACAAGAGTCTGTTTCTGCAGGTAACACATTTCCAAAAACAAGAACTGGAGGTATTCTCAGTGGACCAAGTACAGGATACATGGCTATATTACATGGTGATGAAATAGTCACTCCAGTAAATTCTGGATCGGCCGAGTTACAATTTAACGGTACTAATAATCAATCGTTCTCTAATGAAATAATTAATCAATTTTTAATTATGATGACTAAAAAAGTGGATAAAATGATTAGTGTGACTAGAAGTGAAATTTCCGATCAACGTACAATTGCAATGATTGGAATAACATAAAAGTGAATAATTAACATGTCAAATGAAATAGATGAATTACGAAATCAATTGGAACAAACCACAAAACAACTAAAAAGTTTTGAATCTAGTATTGCAAGAACTACTAGAAGTAATAACATATTTGATAATTCGTTAAAAACCAGTGCTGATATTGAAAAAGAACTTAATGAATCTGAGAAGCAATTATCCAAGGCTATTTCTGGATCTATTTCTGGTCTAACAGGATTTGCTAAAAGTTTATCTAATAGCTCAGGAAGTTTTGCACCATTGACAAATGCCATGAAATTGGGTTTCAAAGTCATAGGCAAAGTTATGGGTGGATTACCTTTTGTTGGTAAAGCACTCAAAGGATTTTCGGAAGGAGTTGGTGAAGTTGCTTCTTTCATGGTTGAGAGTTTTGACAAATCATATCAAACTTTCGAAAAATTAAGTGATAGTGGAGTTGTAACTTCTTTTACTGATATGAAACATGCTGCACGTGCCATGCAACTTAATTATTCTCAGTCCGAAAATATTTTAACAAAACACAGTAAAAATTTAGCATTATTTGCAGGATCAGCAACAAAAGGTAGAAAAGAATTTGAAAGAATATCAGTTAGTAGTTATGATGTAAGACGAGATTTTCAAAAACTTGGTATTAGTAGTGAAGAATTTTCTGAGATGCAACTGAGTTATCTTAATCAACAGATGCGTACTGGTCGTGGACAAAAGAAAACCATAGATGAAATGATTCAAGGTTCAGTTAACTATATAAAAGAACTGGATACTATTAGTAAGATTACTGGCGCAAGTAAGAAAGATATACAAACCGCAAGAGAAGCCAGAATGAATGATGCGGCTTGGCGAGCAGGTATGGTTGATGTTCCTGGTAAACTTAAAGACACTTATGAAACTTTTCTTGATTTAACAGCCGCTCAATCTGGAAAATTAACAGAAGAAGGAATGAGAGAATATCTGACTACTGGTGATGCAGGCAGAGCAAAAGCAGCCGAGATGTTGGCTAGTTTTGGAGATCAAGCATCTGCGGTAACGTCAATATTAACAAAATTTAGAAATGGAGAAATGAAAGCTGGTGTCGCTCGTAATGAAATTAATAGATTGAGTGGAATTGCTAGAAAAGCGGCGCTTGAAGAAACTAGACGATATGGTGATGCAACTGTTCGTGGAAAGTATTCTATTGAACAAGCAAATGCTGAAATGCATGCAAATAAAGATACTCAAAAATTGTTGGAGGAACAAAATGCAAAACAAGCTCAGATAATAACAGATAAAGATAGTGAAAATGCAAAATTAGCTGATACCAAACAGGCTTTAGAACAGGCAGGAAGAGACATAGAACAAATGTCGACCAGTAGTGAACTTGTAACTGGAATAATGAAACACATGGCAACCGGTTTGGAGGTTGTAACTGAAAAATTATATGAAATGGCCGGCGAAGATTTACCTGCTCATTTGGCGGCAAAAAAGACTGAAAGACAGGCAATAGAAAAAGAATCTGAGGCAAGAAAAAAATTAAAAGATGCTGAATCTGGTGAAACTGGAAAAAATCGAGGTATAAGAGGATCATTAGTAGATTCTATCACAACTAAGCTCGGTGTTATGTCTGGTGATGTGTATCTAGCAAAAAAGAATCTAGAAGAGGCTCAAAAACAATTAGCAATCGCAACTGCTAAAAGAATACAGGCGGAAAAAGATGCTGGAGTTGGTGTATTTGCACCTTCATCAGTGTCCGGTGGTGAAAATGCCACTCGTGCAAGATTACCTGGAGCTGGCGAAGAACCAAAATCAGCAGGTGAAGCGGGAGGAGTAAAATTATCGACTATTAGAAGTAAATCCGGACAAAGTACATCAGTTGCAACTGAATTTGCTAAAAACTTTCAAGGATTAATTGATTGGTTTGATGCTTCGGGATATAAGATAAAAAGTTTAGGTGGGTATGCTGATAGAAATATAGCAGGAACTAACACACCCAGTTATCACTCTAGAGGCGCTGCAATCGATATAAATCCTGCTGAAAATCCAATGGGATCTCAAAGAATAACTGACATGCCAGAGGGAACAAGACAAGCAGCTAAATCAATGGGATTAGGATGGGGTCTTGATTGGCCAAATAAATCTGATGCAATGCATTTTAGTGCTGGAAGATATGAACTTGGATCTTTAACTGCAAGAACAGGTGGTATTTTCAGTGGACCTGAAAGTGGTTATTTGGCAGAATTACACGGAGATGAATCTGTATCAAAGATTGGTGATGGGTCAAGTGTAAGCAAAACATCATTGGGTAGTGGATCAATGATGACTAATTCATCTAATAAAATTACTGAAATGTTTAATAATTTATTTGAAAAAATGGATACGTTGATAGATTTATCTGATACTAGTATGGAAAATCAAAAGAAGTTTTTAGAAGCAAAGCTAAACTAATAGATAAATACTAGACATTGAAAACGAGATATGTCATACAAGAAAAAATTTACCAATAAACACGGATCACTGAGTCCAATTTCAGGCGCCAACAGTAACGAAGGTTCCTGGAATGGCGGCGCAGGTATGAATCAAAAACCAACAGGTGGTTGGGATAATAATTTTGCCTTTAGAAACTATCAAAGTCGTCTACCAGAAGTATATACCGGACATCCAAACCGTATTGAACGATATAATCAATATGAAATGATGGATTGTGATCCGGAAATCAATGGATGTTTAGATATTCTAAGTGAATTTTCTACACAGTTAAATGAACATAACAAAACTCCATTTGATATTCATTTTAATGGGGAACCAACACAAACTGAAGTAGAGTTGATTGGTAAACAATTACAACAATGGTGTAAATTAAATGAAATGGATGTCAGAGCATTCAAAATATTTAGAAACACTGTAAAATATGGTGATCAAGTATTTCTACGTGATCCAGAAACATTCAAATTGTTTTGGGTTGATCCAACTAAAGTAGTTAAAGTTATCGTAAACGAAAGTGCAGGTAAATTACCAGAACAATATGTAGTTAAAGATATCAATCCAAATTTACAAAATTTAACTGTAGCAGAAAAGACTAGTACAGACTTTCAAGCACAACCACCAACTGCAGGATACAGTGCACCATATTCATATACAGTACCAAATGAACCATACGGAACAACAGGTACACGTTTTAGTTTGGGTGTTAATGAAATGGCAATTGATGCCAAACATGTAGTACATCTATCATTGACAGAAGGTCTTGATCGTTATTGGCCATTTGGTCAAAGTGTACTAGAAAACATTTTTAAAGTTTATAAACAAAAAGAATTGTTAGAAGATGCAGTTCTAATCTATCGTGTTCAACGAGCACCAGAACGTAGAATTTTTAAGATTGACGTTGGTAACATGCCAAGTAATATGGCTATGGCATTTGTTAATCGTATTAAAGATGATC